TGGAGTTGAAGTGGGAACAAGAGCATCTGTCTAATGGTAGATATACTCTTGAAATGGTCAGAATTGATGACAAAGTTAAAAAAGTCATTACTGACATTAAGCTGGAAGAAGCAGCTATTGCTCACAGGCATAACACTATTGAAGATGCCGCTCCACAAGTTTCAGTAGCTACTTAATTAAAAAGCTACATCGTTGGAATAAATCCACTCCACATCACAGGCTCTCTTGCGCTCTACTAAAAAGTGTTGTATAAAAAACACACTAAGATAATAATAGAACATAAATTGGTTATCTTTGCTTAGTAAGATAACTGGCGCTAGGAGGCGCTGATTATATGACAACACATTTTAAAAATGGAGTAACTAACGTAGTAGGAAGGGATGGTGGTAATTCACTTTTTAGTGGAATTAAACAACCTTTAATAACAGGTGCTACAACACCAGCTGAATTTGCTTATCAGGATGACTTTCATACTTACAATGCAGGTAACTTTGAAGCAATTGTTGGAACAGGTAACTCAGAATTTATCGAATCAAGCACTTATGCTAACGGATGGTTAAGAATGGGTGATGCTGCTTCTGCTGCAGACGAAGATGTAGGAGTACAAGGATACGATAACTTTCAATACAGTTCAACTAGACAATGGTATTTTGAAACTAGTATTGCAGATAGCGATGCAACAAATCACAACTGGTTTGTTGGTTTTGCTCAAACTGGTTATGCGGATGCTTCTGCTTTACCGACTGATTGTATTGGTTTTTCAAAATTAGAAGATGTAACTACTATTACTTTTAATTCTAGAAAAAATGGTGCAGGTGTATCTTTTGACATGGTAGAAACTGCAGGTGGAACTACGTTTGCAATGCAAAATGCTACGTATCCAACTCAAACTGCAACTGTTCAACAAATTCCAACTAACGCTGTTAGATTAGGGTTTTTATATCAACCAGCTGGAAGTGAGTTAGGTGTTACTGCGAATCAATTTAAATTGTATTTTAATGGTAACCCTGTAGGAACACAAGCAGCTACAACTGTTCCTGATGATATCTCGTTAGCACCAACTATGATGTTAACTTTCAAAGGTACAGAGAATGGCGAAATAGACGTAGACTATTTCCAAGCTATTCAACAAAGATAATAAATTTAACTGAGGCCCTTCGGGGCCTTAGTATAATTTAATAGGAGAAACAAATTATGCCAAATGTATCAGGAGTAAAAAGTAAACAAATAGTATTCGGAACTGACACAGATGCAATTTCTGCTGCAGGAACAGCGACTACTTTAGTTTTATTAAATAGTGGTCCTTGGGTTAATGCTCAAACGGTTACTTTAACTTCTTCAGCTGACAACTCAGGAATAACTTTTGTAGTTGTAGGAAAAGATGCTAACGGAGATTCTGCTACAAGTGCAGCAACAACTGGACCAGGAGCAGGTTTAACAGTAAGTGTAGCTGGAACTTGGACAGAAGTAACAAGTATCACTGCAAGTGGATCTATCACAACAGACATTTCTGCTGGAATAACATCAGGAGCTACAACAGGAATTATTTTTGCTGGCAGAACTAGAGTCAGAAGTATGACTGGAGTCGCAGGTGGCGGAGCCGGAACTGTTTTTATTAAAAATGGTTCAGCAACATCAGGTCAAAACAGATTAATTTTAGATGTAGACAGCGGATCAACAATCGATCCATACATTGCCGATGACGGAATTTTATGTGAAGATGGTGCATATTTTGCGTCTGCGGGAACTGCAGTAGTAGGATTATCTATACAGTTTGACGGGTAAGGAGCTTAGATGGCCAACATTACTTCAAGGTCTTATACTTTTGATAAGAGCTTAGGAATAGATGAGATTATCGAAGATGCATATGAAAGATTAGGCATTCAAGGTGTTTCTGGCTATCAATTAAAAACTGCTAAACGATCTTTAAATATTTTATTTTCTGAATGGGGTAATAGAGGACTTCATTTTTGGGAAGTAAAAAATCAAAACGTTACTTTAGTAGATGGACAAGCTACATATAATTTTTACAGATCCCCGAGCGATGGTACTTCAGACGGTATTAATACAACATTAAGCGCTGGAATAAACGCAACAGCTACTACGATCGCATTGACTTCTGTTACAGGTTTTCCTGCTTCCGGTACTATTTTAATTGGTACAGAAGAAATTACTTACACATCAATTTCAAGTTTAAATTTAATAGACTGCGTTAGAGGAGTTAACGGTACAACAGCCGCTACTCACAATACTGATGATGCAGTTGCTCAGTCTCCAAGAGGAATGACAGATATTCAAGAAGCTAATCACAGAGTAAAATCAACTTCTGTTGATACTCCAATGACTAGAATTAGTCGATCTCAGTATCAAGCATTTTCAAATAAAACAGATAAGGGTTTACCAACTCAGTATTGGGTTCAAAGATTTATTGATAGAGTTAGTATGACTTTATATTTAACTCCTGGTGCAGCTCAAGATGGAAACTATATTAATTTTTATTACACTAAAAGAATAGATGATGTTGGTGCTTATACTAACGCAACAGATGTACCTTATAGATTTATACCTTGTATGATTACAGGATTAGCATTTTATTTATCTCAAAAATATGCACCTCAAAGAACTCAAGAATTAAAGATGTTATATGAAGATGAATTATTAAGAGCAGAAGATGAAGATGGTTCTTCTAATTCAACATACATAGCACCTAAAATATATTACCCAGGTCTAAGTTAATGACTAGTTTTTCTCAAGGAAAGTTCGCTCTTGCAATATCAGATCGTTCTGGAATGGCTTTTCCATATAATGAAATGGTAAGAGAATGGAATGGAGCATTGGTTCATATATCTGAGTATGAGCCTAAACAACCACAATTACAACCAAAACCAACTAATGCAGATCCTCAAGCTCTACAACGTGCAAGACCTGCAAGAACAGAATTTCCAACAGAGGATTTTTTACCAGAAAATCCTTTTGTAACTACATCTGATACTAATTTAAAAATTAATTTTCCCAATGGTGAGTTACAAATAAATGATCAAGTAAGATTAAGAAATATTACAGTGCCTGTTGGTGGAGTTGCAGTTTCTACTTTACAACTATCAACAACTTTAAATGGTGATATTACAGCAACAGCAGATTCTATTGTATTAACAGATGGATCACAGTTTCCAACAAGCGGTTTTATTGTTATTGAAAAAGTAAATAGTGATGGAATTTATGTAGACGAAACTATTAAATATACAGGAAGAACTACAAATACTTTAACAGGATGTATACGTGGAACATCAGCTCCATATAGAGGAGTTACATTTGAAAATACTACAGCGGGTACACATACAAGTGGAGCTAAGATTTTTGGATCTTATAAAGTTGCTTCTTTAAATACAACTCAAGTTGAAGGAACAGGTCAACCTAAATTTTCTACAAGATTTGATGGATTAAATGTAACATTAGTTAGTGCTGCTACAAGTAGCGAAACAGGAGGCGGTTTTCAGTGTACAATTGGACCCGTTAATGATAGAGCTTAATTATGTCAGGAATTTCTGTTTACTCATATGATACGTTAAAACAAGCTATCTTAGATTATACTGAGGTAGGTTCTAGTGTATTTACTACCACTATTTTAGATGGTTTTATAATGGCTGCTGAAATGAGAATTAATCAAGAGCTTCCTATGGATGCTGATAGATTTGTTCAAGAAAACAATTTTGTTATAAATAAAAATACCATTAACTCACCAGCTGGTGCATTATTTATTAGAGGGATTGAAGTATTTGATTCTACTACTAGCACTGAAGGTGATGGCACTTGGTTAGAAAAAAAAGATCAAACTTATTTATCAGAATACATAGACCGATTAACAGGTACAGAAGGAGATTTAACTGCCCAACCTGTAACAGGTCTACCTAAATACTATGCAATGTTTGGTGGGGCTACTGGTTTAACTGATAGCACTTCTGGGGGTCTATATATAGCACCCACACCTGCTGCTAACTATAAATTTAGAATTTATTATAATAAATACCCGACTGGTTTAGGCTCTGGATCTGATGGAAATTCACATACTTATCTAAGCAATTATTTTCCACAAGGCTTATTATATGCTTGTCTAGTAGAGGCTTTTGGATTTTTAAAAGGGCCAACAGACATGTTGACATTATACGAAACTAAGTATAAAAATGCTATACAACAGTTTGCAGGTATGCAACTGGGTAGAAGAAGACGAGACGATTACACTGATGGTACAGTTAGAATACCAGTCAAGTCGCCTTCACCGTAAACAAGGAGTAAAATATTATGGCAATATCATCGGCAATAACTAACACGTTCAAAGACGAGTTGTTGAAAGGAGGACATAATTTTAATACGTCCGCACAAACACCTGCAGGCAACGCATTTAAATTAGCACTATATACAAGTTCAGCAAATATGGATGCAACTACAACTGTGTATTCAACTTCAAACGAAACTACTAACTCTTCAGGATCAGCATATGTTGCTGGTGGAAAAGCATTAGTAAATAATGGTGTAACAGGAAGTTCATCAGCTACTACAGCTTTTGTTGATTTCGCAGATTTATCAGGTGGAACAGCTTGGACTTCAGCAACTTTTACAACAGCAGGATGTTTAATTTATAACACAACTGCAGTATCAGGTTTTACAACTAATAGATCCGTTTGTGTTGTTTCTTTTGGTGGAGACAAATCAGTTTCTGCTGGAACATTTACAATTGAATTCCCAACGGCTAGTACAAGCGCAGCTATTATACGAATTTCATAAGGAGTAAGTCCTTATGGCTGACAAAACAATCACAGTCACAGTCGGAAGCGGCACACAATATATTATTGGTGGAACAGGTAATGTTTATTATTTTGATGGTTCTCAACCTGTAGCTAATAATGTTGATTGGGTTGTTGATGGTACAATAAGATTAATTCAATCTGATTCCAGTAATGATAATCATCCGCTTTACATTACAACAAATGCCAGCACTAATTTATCGACAGGCCAAGGCGCAATACAAACTTCAAATATATCTTATTATTTAGATGGATCATCAACTCAATCTGATTATTATAATACTACAACTTTTAATGCTGCTTCAGTTAGATACGTAGAATTTAAACTACCTTCTACTCAAAGTTATTGGTCATGCTGGATTCATGGAATTGGTATGGGTGGTTTTTGGGACGAAACTAGTGACACATGGGGTGCTTTAAATTGGGGTGTCGGTGAATGGGGTGAACAAGGAGATGCAACTGTTACCATATCAAATAGTTTTAATTTAACAACAGCTCTTAACGCAGCCGATGTTTTAGCAAACCCTTCTCCAGGTTGGGGTACAGAGAATTGGGGAGAAAATGGTTGGGGTGATGTAACTGGTGGTACAGAAATTTTACCGACATTTACAGCTTTAAGTACAAGTGTTGGAAGTTTAACTACTGCTGTTGAAACACCGGTAGTTATAAGTGATAGCTTTAATGTAAGCACCGCTGTTGGAACTTTAGATCTTAAATTTGATTTTGAATTAGTTCTTACTGAAAGTTTATTAGTTTCTACAGCTCAAGGTTTATTAGATGTCAATGATGGATCTGACCAAGATGTTGGTTTAGAAAGCTTTAGTTTATCTACAAATGTGGGAGCTATTGCTCCTAGTGATGTCGTAGGATTATCTTTAGATGAAGGTTTACAAACTAGAGTTGGAAACCTTTTAGATGAAACTAGAACAGATGTACCTTTAACAGCACCTACTGCTTTAAGCACTGCTGTAGGCGAATTAACAACACCAGCAATGGCTGTCGGAATTACCGATAGCTTTAATGTAACAACTGCTGTAGGATCTATTGCTCCTATAGAGCAAACTGTAGGGCTAACTGGACTAAGTTTAACAGTAACTTTAGACTCTACAGAACTAGCAACTACTGGATATGTAGATGTTGACATGACCGTCAATTCAAACTATACAGACGTTAGGCATGTAAATCAGGCGTAGGAGAAAATTATGAGCTCAACATACAATTATTTAGGAATTGAACTAATGGCCACTGGCGCAAACGCTGGTACATGGGGAACAAAAACTAATACAAATTTAAACATTATTCAACAAGCTGCAACAGGATATCATTCACAGTCAGTAAGTTTAGCTGGAACTGGAGCTAATACAACTACATTAGCTATTACAGATGGAGATTCTACTTCTACAACAGATAGTTTAACAAATGCTGCTAGAAATTTTGTTATAGAATTAACAGGAACTATTTCAGGAAACAAAATTGTAACTATTCCAAATGGCGTAGAAAAATTTTATTGTTTTAAAAATTCAACATCGGGTGCATACACAGTTCAAATTAAGGGTGCAAGTGATTCAGGAACTGGATATACATTTGCCACAACTGACAAAACAAGTGTTCTTTTATATATAAATGGTCAAGATGTAGTAGCTGTTTCAGATGCTACAGAACCAGGTGGTACAACAGGACAACTTCAATATAACAGTAATAACTCTTTTGGGGCTATTTCTGAAGGAAGTTCAGGACAAATATTAATTTCAGCTGGAGCAGGAGTTCCTCCCGCATTCGGAGCTAATACAGGAGTATCAACAGGAAAAGCTATTGCAATGGCAATGATTTTCGGATAAAAAACAAACGAGGAAATAAATTATGGCAAATCCAAATATAGTAAATGTCGCAACAATTAACGGTGAGTCGCAAGGACTTGCATTAGGAACAGGTGATTCAAATGTTATCATTGCAGCAATCAGTGCTAGTAAAGTTGTTAAAATAAATAGAATTACAGTAGCAAACGTAGATGGAACAAATGCAGCAGACGTTTCTGTTAAAGTTGTCAAAGCTGCTTTTACTTCTGCAGCAACAGGTGCCGCAGGAAATGTTGGAACAATTTATTTAGCAAAAACAATTTCAGTACCTGCAGACGCATCTTTAGTGTTATTAGATACGCCAATCTATATGCAAGAAGGAGACGCTCTTCAGGGAGGAGCTAGTGCGACGTCTGATTTAGAACTTTTCGTATCATACGACGTAATAGCGTAGGGAGGTAATTAGCTATGGCAAATGGCGGAATTATCGGACCTGTAAATACTGTTTCAGTACAATATGATAAAGACAAAGTAACCTCATTTACATCTTCAGGATGTTTTAATAAAGCTACAACTAATCCCGCAGCACCAGGAAATGCAACTGTAGTAGTTGTTTCAGGTGCAGGAGGATCAGGTTCTGATGCAGGAGGCGCTGGCGGTGCTGGCGGTATGACTGTTACAGAAAATCATCCTTTACCAGCAAGTACAGTACCAGTTACAATAGGTGGTGGTGGAGCTGGAGGGCCATGGCCTAGTTCATCAGCTGCTGCTAGTGGTAGCGCTTCAACTTTTGGAGCTGCTTCTCCTTTATCAACAACAGGAGGAGGTGGAGGTGGTTCGCCAAATCCAACTTCAGCAAGAAATGGTTTGCCAGGTGGTTCAGGTGGTGGTGGAAGAGAATCTGCACCAGGTGGTACTTGTGCTGGTGGTTGTGGAGTTTGTGGACAAGGTTTTAAAGGTGGTGGATTAGCTACTCCAGGAAATGGAGCCGCAGGAGGCGGTGGTGGTAAAGGTGGAGTAGGTGGTTTAGGAGTAGTTCCTTCAGCACCAACATGTGGTGTTCAAGGTGGGCCAGGTTTAGATGTTACACCTTATCTTGCATGTGCAGAGGCAGGATACTCAGTGCCTAATTCAGGAATTTATGCTGGCGGTGGCGCTGGTAGACCAGGTGGTGATCAAAATCCAGGAGGTGGTGGATCGTGTTGGTACAGTCCTACTCCAGGAATACCACAATCTGAAAGTAATGCTGGAAAAGCTAATACTGGTGGTGGAGCAGGAGCTGGACAAGGAAATGCAGTTGGTGGAACAGGTGGTTCAGGAGTAGTTTTAGTTATAGAAAAATGTCAAGCAGCGGGTGGTAACAAAGCACCAGGTATTTGGCAAATGAACACGGTATATGATTTTGTAAAAAGTGACAATTGGGTATCGAGAACAGCAGACATAGATTATTTAGTAGTTGCTGGTGGTGCATCAGGTGGAGCACACTATGGTGGTGGTGGAGGTGGTGCAGGAGGTTATCGTGCATCAGGATATGGACCAAGTCCATTACAAGGAACAGCACAAAGTTTAGGTTTAGGAACACACGCAGTAACAGTTGGAGCAGGTGGTGCAGCAAAAGCAGGATGTGCAAGTCCAAAAATAGGTAATGCAGGAACAAATTCAGTATTTAGTACAATAACATCATCAGGTGGTGGTTATGGAGGAGCTACTCCAAACACTGCTGGAGGTCCA